GCTTCTTCTTGACCTTGGGGTTGCCTTCGGCCATCTTCTTCTTCATGGGGGGCCGTGAGATCTGCATGTTGATGTTGGCGCGGCTGATCGCTTCCAGCAATCCGATCTGGTAGACCATCAACTGATGCAGGGTTTCCAGGTTGGGAACATTCATCCCGTAGAAGCGGGTGTCGGGCGTAGGTTCCGGGTAGAGAACCGAATCGAAGTAGATCATTAGATCATCCTAGAAGCTAGAGACTGACTGAGGACTCGCGCAATTCGCGCCGTCCATCCCTTGCGGAATGTAGGGAAGTGGTGGAGAGATTGCAAGAATAGGTATCGACTCTGGCACAAGTCGAAGATTAACTGGGTGGCATCGGAACCCCACACGGCAGCGTTGGTGGCGGGTCCATACAAACCATCCACTTCGGTATCGGCCACCTTTTGTAGATGGCGGATTGCAGTGGCGGGTCCCGAATTCACAGCGAAGTCGAAGACCGCGAGGTCCACCCCCAGCGGTAGCCGGGGACACTTGGCCGCTTCCCAGTAGCGATCCCGGTAGATGGGGATGACATCCGCCACTTTCAGGTTACGGATGTCTGCGGTGGTGGCGGGCTTCTTGGCCCACGCCTCCCATGTGTCTTTGGTGATGCCGTGGTTGGTGGCCCCGCCCGGATCCTGGGGATGATCCACGAAGCCGCCCTCCTCCTTCAGCACGAAGTCCAGGCACGTCTCAAACCGGCTCATTTGGCTTTCCACTTATCAAAGCTGCGGGTCGCGGTGTAGCCCAGGTAGCCCGCGCCAAAGAGCCACCAAAGGGATTCGGGGATGGCGGCGAGGAGACTTCCCAGATTTGTGGCGGCGGTAGCCACATGGTGGGGGAACCAGATGCCGATGATAGATCCGACGAAGCAGAGGAGGATCGCCCCGTACATGACGTAGAGGAAGGTGGGGCGTGCCCTGCTGGTGTAGGGATCTGCGGACTGCGCCTCAGCAAGGATCGCAGACATAGAAACTTTGAGTTCCTCAAGGGCACCCGTCTTCTCCATCTGAATGAGTTTCAGCTTGGCCTCGTCCCTTTCCTTGTCGGAGGTGAAGAGGTTATCAATCAAGCTGAAGAGGGCCGGGGCCATCGACACGATTGCTGGCAGCATCTTACTTCGCCTTTCCGGAGGGTGATACCGGCCAACTCTTTCGGGCTGGCCCGGTCTTCTTCTTGGCCATTGCAGATTTTTGGCCGGGGGTCATCTTCGCAGCGGCAGCAGCGGGGCGACAGGCGGGGTATCCCCGCTTCGATTTCTCTGCGCCACTGCGACCGCACTCCTTGCCGGTCTTTACGTCAACCCACTTCTCACCGAACCACTTGCCCAGGCCGCCCTTCATTTCTTTTTGACGCGGTTGTCCGCGCCACCCCAACTTCCACCCTTCTTCTTGTATTCCTTGGCTGCCCACGCATTTGCGTAAGCCGAAGGATACACATCAAATTTTTGTTTGGCGGCAGCTTTGGTTGCAGCCCACAGCTTGGGGTTTTTGGGGGTAGACTTAGCCATTAGCGGTTCTCCGCCAAGCAGACGCCTAATTACACGTAATCGACAATCGACCAGTCGTCTGCAAGCAGATCAGTCTGAGATGCGAGCCACGGAACGATCTTCCCGTCAGCGGTTCTCATGTCGATGTGCGCGTGGTAATTGATTTCCGTCCCCTCCGGGTAAATCCCCAGCAGCGGCGGTCGGTTAACTTTGAAAGTCGAACCCGGCACAAGGAACAAGAACATCCTCTTGCCGTTCCACCCCATACGGGCGACACGCTTGCCTTCTTTGATGTGTTGCAACGCTTCACTGAAGTTCATCAGAGGTTCCATTATCATATCTCCGTTAGCAGTTCCACGCCCGAAGGGATTTGTTGATGCGGCTGTTGGGATCGTTGGCGGTTTTTGCTGACGTAAGCTTCTTCTTCATCCCTTTCATGCGGGCACAGAAGCTATCCCGGCGGGATCCGCCTTCGGGCTGCGGGGCCTTGAGGCCAGGCTTGCCGGGGTTGGCCTTGTTGTAGGAGGCGCGGCCCTTGGCGTTGAGGCCGCCCTTGGGATCCTTACCTTCGGCTCTTTGCCATGCGGGGGTCTTTGCCATAGGCTTTCTCCAGTGTCGTGACGGGGATGAATTCCCACCCACCGTGAGGGAAGCCCTGGCGCACGTCGCGCAGAAGGGTTACCCCTGAAGTCCACATACCCTGGGCAGGTCCAGCATACTCTTCTTTTTGGGTTGGGTCAAGATAGCAACCGGCCACCAGCCCGAAAAGTTTTCGAGATCCCTTGCGTATCGCTATATCCCAGACGTGGCTGTGGCCCATCACCGCCGATTGGTATTGGCGGCGCAGCAGATTGGCAGCGGGGTAGTCGCCCCCAATCGACTTGCCCATCACCCCCGTGACGAAGTAGTGGGATGCGGCGATGCCCCCGATGCTGAAGTCTTCCAGGAAGGGCACTACCTCCCACGAATGCAAGTGTAGGTTGTGTAGGCCGAGGGTGCCCTGCAACTCGGGGACGTTGGAGAGGGCGCGGTTGATCCTCTCTTCGTGGTTCCCCATCAAGAAGATCTTCTTGCCGCGAAACTCGTTGAGGCAGGTGATGGCGTGGTTGGCGGCGGCGAGATCGGACTGGATGTTGCGGTTGCTGAAGGAGGCTTTCTTGCGGCTGGTGCCCGTGAGGATGCTGCCATCGTAGCTGCTGAGGGAGGGCATATCCGCCAGGTCCCCCAGGCAGAGGAGGACATCCGGCTCGGTGTCGATGAGGTAGCGGGCCAGCCAGTGGAAACGCCGAAGGGATACGCCGGGTTTGCTGTGGCTGTCGGGCAGGATCAGGATATTCATTTGAAGATTTCCTGCAGCGTGGGCATGTCTTGGTTCTGCTGGCCTAGGAGAATCTTCCACATGGTGGGGCCGATGCCTTCCCCGTAGCAGTAGATCCGCATGCCCATCGCCTTGGCGTTGGAGAAGAAGTGCTGGGCATCTTGCGACGCAGCGATCAACTCGCCGGTACTCCAGAATTTCTTGCCGGTGTTGCCGACCGTGATCTCCATGTACTTGGGGCGGCCATGCTCATCCTTGGCTGCCTTGTCGATCTGGCTTTCAGGGTAGCAGAAGTCGAACCCGAAGAGGTGGAACTCCGAGTAGCCCAGGGAGTTGCCGATGCTGACGCTGCGCCACGCGGCGCATGTTCCCCCGTTGATGAGGAGGGATCCTTCCGGGAAAACCTCAGACTTCAGCAGCGCCTGGGTCAAGGCGTGCCAACCCCACACGTTGTGGGTCTTGGTCTTGATGAAGCGGGTGACGCTGGGATCCGACATCGAGGCCACCAACACCTTGGTCTCGGGCGGGATCTCTTCGAAGAGAGTGGTGCGCCGGATGCCGTGGGTGCTGGTGCCCTCAACACTGCGGGGATCCAGCAACACCAGATACTCAGGCACAACGCCCCAGGAGACCAGGGTGGGGAGGGAGTGCTTGACGCAGCAGATGTCCGCGCCCTGCTTCCACATCTTGATGATCTTGTCCTTGCGCTTATGGATGTCGGGACCGGCGGAGACCACAACCAGCTTGCGGTCGTGGGGGCGTCCCTTGCGGATCCACCGCTTGACAAGTGTCAAGTTTTCCTTGACGTTGTTGATGATGTGTTCCTTGGGCATGCAGTCCTGGGCAGTGACCTTGATGGGGGCCATGCCCGCCCCAGCCGGGGGCAGGTCCGGAAGGTTGTCACCCACCGCTGCGATCTGCACGATGCCGCCCCCTGCGACGGGATCCTTGCTGATGTAGATCTTTTTGGGGCGGGTGATCTTCTGGAAGGTGGCGGCAACACCCTGGAATTCTGGCGCGGGGATCTTGCCCGCAGCGTCAGCCACGTAGTAGTCATCGAAGACCATCACCGGAATTCGTTTGCATGCGTCGTAGTCGTGTGCGATGGTGTCGAGGGAGTGGCCACCATCGAGCCAGGCAAAATCGACGCCGGGGATTTCCTGCAGGGTTTCCTTGGTGTCGCCCTTGACGAGGAAGAATTCGAAGATCTTGTTGCGCGCCTTCATAGCGGAGGCAAATTCCTCCAGCTTGGCGGCAACCTCCTCGATGCTGAAGTGCTTCTTGATGTTGTGTTCCTTGGCGTCCGTTTCTGCCGTAGCTTCCTCAAAGAGGTCGTAACCATGATAGACTACGTGATCCCACTTAGTGAAGGCGATGCTGGCCATTTGGATGGCGCGGTCCCCGTTCCAAGTCCCCGTCTCAAGGATGGTCTTGGGGAGGTAGTGCTGGACAAGGGCCGACAGTTGGTCATACCTGGTCTTCAGACTTGTAGGCTTGTTCTTAAGGTTCCCCTTGAGGTGGGTGAATACCTGCTGGAGGGGACTATGGCCGAAGGCGTCGAGTCCGACGTATTCCGGATCAACCAGATTGTGCGCTTCAAGACCGTGCAGTTTGTGGATTGTCAGGAGCCGTTCGAATGCGAAGGCATCGGTCCACTCCGCATAGTTGAAGATTTCTCCCGACATGTAGATGTCGAAGAGGTCCACGATGAGGGTGCGCGCCGGGACCCCCTCAAAGTAGAGGAAGCCCGTTTCACTGTAGTTGATTCCTTTACGACCCAGGTGGGTGATGCTGGGTTTACATATTCCCCGCAGCCAGTCGATGGTGAGGGGAGCATGCGTGACGGTGTCGGCATCCAGCCAGATGAAGGGGTCTTCGTCCTTAGCGGCGTCGTGCAGGGCAAAGACCTTGGCTGAAAACTTGTAGGCGTCCAGCCGGTAGTTGTAGCCCTCGGGGGTTTCCCCCTTCTTGTCCGCATGCTGGGTGCGGAACTCGGTGAAGCCTTCCGTGTCTTCCAGCTTCTTGATGGTGGCTGGTCGCGGGGATGTGACCTCGGCTGGGTCCATCCCATCGACGTAGATCGTCAAGGAGATCTCGGGATCCCACAGCTTGGTGGACTCAAGGAAGCGCTTGCCGTACAGGTCCCAACCCTTGGGTCCCCAAGACGTAACGATTTTCATTTGGAGAAATCCACAATATGATTCCAGTTGAAGGATGCGTGCTTGACGAGACGAGCTTCGTCTTTCCACTTCTCGGCATAGGGGACGTTTTGGTGGTTAGGGAACCAGGGTCCACCCTCAGTGAAGTGGATGGCTTTGGGTTCCTCGTAACTGTAGCGGGTCGTGGGGCTGTGGTATGGAAGCCAGTTCCAAGTCTCATCGATTTCCCCGATGGACTCAGTCCAGTCAAACCCGTGAAGGTACGAGCCTTTTGCGGAGTTGACCAATTCCGGGGTCAGCTTCCGGCAGTCCTCATGCGTGGGATTGAAGACCATCAAGGAGGACCACAGCTTACGATGGTACTGCGTCTGCGCGACCCCATCCATCTTGATGGTGTTTTGGGGATGGTACTTGTGCTTCACAACGGAGACCGCGACATCCGGATCCACGAACTCGATCATCTTCTGGATGTCGTGAAGAAACAGGAAGTCGCAATCAACAAACACCACAAGGTCGGTGATGTTGTTGGCGGCGGCGATGTGAGGAACCAGAAAGCGGGAGAAGGAAAACTGCGTGGAGAAGGGCTTCCCGTCGATCTCATCGATCATCTGGTTGCCTTCGAAGCGATGCTTACGCCAGTATTTCCCCGGAGTCAGGTACGCCAGATTGAGGGGGGTGATGACGCAGGGGACGCTACAGTGCCGCTTGGCGCTATGCGCGGCTACCTCGTAGGCCATGTCTTCCCTGGCGTCGTATCCAATGAAGATGTGGAGCATGCCCGCAGTGTAGGGGGAATGCTCTAAATCGGCAACTAGTTTTGGAGTCTTTCTGCGTATTGGCTGCGGACAACCTTCGGCACCGCTTCAGGTCGCTGCGGATACAGGATCTGCTTGACCTTGGTTTCGACGTTGGTGTTGAAGGCGTCGGCATCCTGGATGATGCGATCCACCAACGGCTTGCCCTGGTCAAACTCCATGGCTTCCTTACGGAGGCGCAAGGCTTCTGCCCGATGGGATGGATCTTTGGTTTGGTAGAAGGAAGCCATCTCGTAGGCGATGGAGTCGGTGTAGCTGCGCCGCAGGGAATCCATCTTGGTCCCCAACTCTTTCATCTCCTGCTTGGCTTCGCGGGCGCGGGCCACCTTCGTGGGAGTGAAGCCGATACCCACGGCCAGGATGTCGCGGCCTTCTTGCAGATCGCGTGCCGGGAGGGTCGGCTCAATCTTGCCGGGGGTGATGAAGCCCACGTCTTGCATGGTGTAGGCGCGGGCTGCGTTGCGGACGAAGACCGGCATCAAGGAGGCGAGGGCCATCAACTCCAGGCCCTTCTTGTTGTAGGTGACTGCGTCCTCGACCCCGCCCACCACTGCGGACATGAAGGGACCCATGTTGAGGAGGTCCATGGTGAGAAGGTTTTCGGGGACGATGTCGAGTGCCGTCCGCTTGGAGATGTCGATGCCCGTGGCGCGGAATGGCCCACTGAAGAAGTAGTCAGCCAACTCGGCGGGAGTTCCCACCATGTTGAGGCCGGGGATCTCCGCGAAGAGATCCTGGAGGGTTTGCCGCAACTCGGCCTTCAATGCGACGGGGGTGAGACCCACGGCGGGTCCCGCCTCCTTCAGCAGTTTGTCGAGGAGATCCCCCAACGGTGCGGCGAAGGGAAGACCCCACAACCCAGCGGTGGCGAAGAGACCCAGCATGTGCAGGGCGAAGACCTTGCGCCCCGGACCCGCAGAGAGGATGCCCTTGCCCCCATAGTATTCGGCGGCCCGCCTCTGGAAGCCTAGCATCTTGAAGGCGAAGGGGGCAAACTGGAAGGCGAGGCCACCTACCATACCACGCATAAATTTGGCGCGGAAGGGTTTTCCCATCGTGAATTGGGTTTCCCGGACGGCCCACTCCACAGCATCGAAGGGGGACTGGATGTCGGTGCCCACACCCTTGGCCATATCCTTCATGCGGCCAAAAGACCTGGCGTCCTTCGTCATGCGGTAGGTGGCGACCCCGGTCACCACGCGGTTGAGGGTTTCGGCTGTGGCGAAGGCGAAGGAGAGGGCATCCATCACCTTGCCCACATTCTTGCCCAGGCTGTAGAGGGAGGCGTCCTGGCTGCGGGCAAGGTAGGCGGGGGCCTGGTCGCGGGTGAGGAGGGCCTCGGCCAAGCCTTCCTGAAACATGCGCTGGATGATCTGCTTCTCGTCTTCGGGCAGATTCATCTTGGATACGTCGAGGACTTTGGACGGATCGAAGGTGAGGGTCAGCGACTTGAGGAGGGTGTTAGCCACCGACATGATCTCTTTGGCGGCGCGCCCCGTGCCCCCGACGGCGGAGAGGAGGGGCCACGTCGTATGGAGAAGCTGGGTGGGCTGCACCATCGCGGACGACAGGTTGCCCCCGATGGTGTAGAGGTAGGTGAAGTTTTTGAGGCGGGCTACCTGGGACTCGTCGGAGTGAAGGTAGCGTTCCGCTTCCTCAGCCATATCCCGGACGGCTTTGTCGGGGATAGAATTGATTGCGGCGCGCCTACCTGCTTCCGTAGTTTTGTTGGCGATGTAGTCGGAGATCGAGAAGGCGTAGGCGGGAAGGGTGCTGCGGAAGTAGGTGTCGAAGTTGTCGGGGCGCAGCCAGCCGGGGACATTGGCGCGACGACGCAGCCGCTGCTGGCGACCATGCTCCGCTTCGGCCCGCAACCTGTCCAGCACCTTCTTGGTTTCGGCGTAGGCGTCCTTCTTGTTGGGGACCATGATGGTCTGGAAGAGGGCATCGATTGCCGAAATGCTATCCACATCCGGGAGGTACGCCTCGTACATCTCCCGTTCCGCCTGGAAGTCGCGGATCTTGATGTCGGTGGCCCCTTCACTCTTCAAGGCTTCGGCGCGACTTTGCACCTGCTGCCAGGAAGTCTTCAGCTTCTTGCCCTGCAGGGACAACCCGTAGCCCTCAAGGTGCTTCTTGCCATTCACCTTGTACTCGATTGCGTAGCGCCCCGTCCTTACGTGGGGGAAGTAGTTGGCGCGGCGGGACTCCTCCAGAAGATCGATCACCGCCTGGTCTTCCTTGGGAAGATTGGTGGCGTCGGGGTCGTGGCCCAGGCTGGCCTTTACGGATTTGATGATGTCGGTGTAGAGAGTGTCGAGGATTTCACGGGATTTGTTGAGGGTGGCATTCAGCTTGGGGGGAAGAGTGTAGGTCTCCCCCTTCTTCAACCCAACAAGATCTTGGGATGCCGTGACGGTGGCACTGCCATCCTGGTTTTGGGTGATCTTCATCCCGGCGTCACCCGCCTCAACCACCTTCATGATGTTGCGGGAATCGGCATCGGACAGGTTGCCCACTTCCCGCAGCGTCTCGTTGTGGTTGTGGGAATATAGACTGCGGATCTTCTCCCCGATGTGGAGTTGCTCCACGAAACCTCGGAGGGCGGGAAACCTTGCCGCCTGGTTGTCGATGCCGATGAAGCCGTTGGCAAACCACTGGGCCATACCCAGTTGGGTCAGGAGAGAGGGGGTGGTTTCCTTCGTCTCATCCAACCGCCGCAATGCCACAGACTTCTGCATCTGCGTATCAACGACACCCGACTTCGCAGGAATACAAACGGCCATCTATCTCACCCGCAAGAGTAGTCGTCTGGAATGGACTTAGTCGCTGCGTCTTGCAACTTGCTAGACCTATCTATCATGTCCCGTGCCATCCTAGCAAGTTGCTTAGGAGCATTTTCCGGCAAGAGTATTCCGCGCTCCAGCGTGCGCCAAGTGTAATCATTGCCTAGCTGCGTGAAAATGGAAGTCCGCCGGTTCGCATTCGATTCAGATTCTTGAGACTCTTTTGTTTCCGGATCGCTTCGGTCAGACCTATACTTGTCTTGCATTTGAGGCCAGATATCCTCAAATGCATTCCTTAGAGATTTCAGATTTTTTGCAAGTTGGTTTATAGCCGGACTTGCCTTCTGTATTTCCGCATCAAATTGAAGCTTTAGATTTTTGATGGTAGATTGTATTTCTCCAGTTACTTGCGGAACTGTCCGCAAAGCTTGATTTTCAAAAGCTTCAAGTTTATCCGCTGTAATGTTCTCTAGAACTTCAAACCCCTTTTTCTGATTGTCAAGCGAGTCAAACAGAAAAGCAAGTGCGCTTCGCACAGGTTTGCCTCTAAGTATAGTCTCTTCGGTAATTAGAGCAAACTCGTCTCGCGGCACTCGCGACACTAAGTAGTTTGCAAAACTACTATAGTTATTTAGGGCACCAGCAGCCTTCAAATCTTGGAACAGTTTTGCCGCAGAAGTAAGATCAAACTTTGTCTTGTCTAAGCCCATCAAGTCAGCGAGTCGGGCTAAAGAACCGTATCTGTCTGCACTGGATGTGGCATCGATGAAAGCATATTTGTTGTCTTCCGTTATGCCCAAACTTTTCCAATCTGCTTTAATCGTGTCATCTTTAGATGACAGTTTTTTGGCAGTCTCCAAGATATTTCGAAATTTGCTAGCTATTTTATTTAGCTCGGACCGCGCAGCGTCTTCTTGTTTTGCAAGTGTTTGAGCAATTGCGTACTCTCGGGGCGCAGCCAATTCCAATCTTTTTTGAGCATACTTCATGTCTTCGTCATAGATAGCTCCACGCGAAAGCATGTAAGACAGTTCGTGTGAAATTGGGAAATCTTTAGTTATGTCTCTGATGCTTCTAAAAACTTTGTCTAGATCTAATCGAAGTTTAACTGCTTGCTCAAATGCAGGAACTTCTACAGGCGGCAACGAGCGCGAAGTAGTTTCTTGGAATAGGCTTTTTAAATCTGAGATTTGTATTTTCAGATTTGAAATTGTTTCAGTCGTCTTGAAGATTCTACTTGCTTTATCCGCCGCAGTCAGTCCAACTTTTGCTGTCTGGATTCCCGCTGTTCCGGGCAGCCCTGCCTTAGCCGCAACTGCCCCCACCCCGCGCAGGAATCCACGGCGGCCAAGTTCCGGGGTGGGTACTTGCGCCTGGGCGATGCGACCCGCAGCGAGATTGCCGAGTCTTCGCGCGGTGTCAAAATCTGGGGCAGTGGGGGTATCGAAAAGACTGAAAGCAGTATCTTCAAACTGTTTCAGCAAGGTTGTCTCGTTTTGGTTGAATCCCAGCAACCCAAAGAACCAGTTGAAGAACTTGTCAAGAAGCGACGGCTCTTTCGAAGTCTTGCGGATCGGAACGATCTTGCCATTGGTTTTTAGGGTGTGGCTTTCCAGAAAGTCGCGGGTTTTCGGATCAGTCAAACCATACGCAAAAAATTCATCTGGATTCTGGGCAGCGTTTAGAGACAGGTTGTTAATTACGATGTGGTCCCGAAGGGCCTTCCAAAGATTCCGAAGGTCGGTTACCTTGCGAAGATCTCCAGGATCTTGCGTAAACCCTGCGCGCGTTGCGTTGCTTTGGAATCTATAGCTTTCCAGAAGACCCCAGCGCGACATGACAAAAGCGTGCAGAGCTTCGTGAAGCAGCACTTCTTCGGATAGTCCGGTTGCCTTATCGTTTGCTTTATCAATAAGAATGATGGTGGGATTGTCCGCCTCATACGGATTGATGAATCCCAGGGTACCCTGCGTAATCTCGTTTGCGGACTGTTGGGAAATCCACCCAAACCGGACAGCGTCATCGATTTCGTTCTTTGAATTTCCGATGACCCGGATCTTGACATTGCCCATCCCTGCGCGGAGCAAAGCCGCCGCCACTTTGCGGAAGATGGGAGAGTCCGATTTAGTCGATATCCAAGTCAAAGCTGCGGGCAGATCTCCGTTCCGCAGATGGAACATCAATTCGGGAGACGCTACGTTGAGAGCAAGTGCGGGAGACTTAAGGGCAATCATTGCTGCGCCCGCAAGCAGCCCTATGAAATTGCGCCTCCCCACTTGCATCTGGCGGGTCTGCCCTCCCTCTGTCTCCGTCTCCACAACCTCCTTTGGTTTTTGGGTCGTGGGGCCGCCGACAACTTCTTCGCGGAAGGCAGAGATGGGCTGTGCGTCGGGGTTGGCGCGGTAGAATAGTCCCGCCCGCTTGATTGCATTGGTGTTGACTAGGGCGTCGAGGATCTCTTTGACCTGCTTGTTGCTGAGTTCCCGCTGCGCTGCAGCCTCCACGGCATCCCGGTCAATCGGCCTGGTGCGCCGGATGAGGGTGTTGTGGGTCTTGGCCCAATCCTCCTGCGACAACCCGGCGGGAGGTGTCTGCAACGTACCTTGGATGGGAATGACGGGGCTGGAAATCTCGGTGATGAGGGGCTGCGGGGCGTCGGGAAAAGCGCGGGCACCTCCCCTCTCCGACTGCAGATCGGGGGCTTCCCCTCGAAACGCTTCCTCTGCGACACCTGTGCGGGGCTTGACGTATGAGTCGCCCCGCTTCACCAACCGCAGGTTGGGGGGAACAATCTGCATCCCCACCTGGGTGGTATTCTTCTCTGCGACGTAGCGATCCAGAATGGCGTTGGCTTCTTCCAGCGAAACCGGGGTGCCTTCCTTGCTGAGTTCGTTCTGAATGGAAGCTACGGAGAGGGTGCCCCCAGGCTGCAACTCCGTGATGATGTTTTCCACGGCTTGCCGTTGCCACGCCCGCAGCGGGGGTGCCACCGCAGCCTCAACCTCAACATCTCCCAAATCGGAAGCGACTGGAGTTTCGGCAGGAGTGATATCGGCAGCAGTACCGAAGCGGGGCCGGTATCCCTCAAGCGGGACCTGCGCTACATCCTGTTCCTTCTCCCGAAGCGCGGTTTCCTTATCGCGTGCCGCAGCAACAATACGCTTGGCTTCGTCATATTGCTGGGCAATGAATGGGTTTTCGAGGCTACTGGGGTCTTGGTTGACTTCCGCAATGATGGCGGAAGCCTGATCAACGGAAGACGCTGCGGGCACCTTGGCTTGAGAGGGGGCACCCGCCAGCCTCTCGTAAGACTTGCCATCGTAGGTGCTACGCAACGAGGAGTAGATCTGAGAGGAGAGAGCCTTCTCCAACTCTGGGACAGTGAAGGGCTTGTTGGTAGCGGGGTTTACGATGCCCTGCTGGACAAGCTGCTGGACTTTGATGCGGAGGCTTTTGGGATCGATGGCGAAGGAAGGCTTGTTGTCCTTGATCTCGCCCTGGATCTGGATGCCGGGAAATTCTGTCTTGACTTCGGCAATCGTATCGTAGAGGTAGTCGCTGGCGGTCTTTTCGGGAGGAGGCACCTCGCCCGCAAGGCGACCCGCCGTGTAAGATTGTTCCTCTTCAGCGGCAGCCTTGGCGGCTTCAGCCCGCTGCGTTTCTTGGGTTGCGGCTTCGGCGGCGGCAGCCTTTTGGCGGGCACCATACGCGCCAGCGGCGGCACCCACCGGGGCACTGCCGACACCACCCTTCAACGCCGCGTTGATGATGTTGTTCCAGTCGATGGACTTGTCCGCGAGGATCGCGGCTGCCGTCTCATCGAGAAGTTGCTGCGTGCCTTCCGTGATGCCTTCAAGGGCGGCAGTCTCCAGCGCACCACCCAATGCGCCAGCGGCCCCCGGTCTACCCTTGAGGAGGCGGGCGGAAACCAGATCGGTAACTTTGTCTGAGAAGTCGGGACCCCGCGTCTTGCTGAGGAGGCGGATGGGACCCAGGGCATCGAGGGTAGACTTGAGGGCACCCACCGCGAAGGAGGCCCCCAGCGATGCGTTACCGGCCTCCGCAAGATTTAGGTAGGACTCGGGGATGTTGAGGAGGGCGCTGCCACCGAAGGCACCGGCAACCGACCCCACCTGTTGGGACACTTCCTTGGTGGCTTGCTGCAGGGCGGCATCCTTGGCCACGCCCTTGGCTTCCAACTCGGCAGCCTTCTTGCCCACCTGCTGGGTGAGGAGGCGACCCGCGCCCAACCTGGTGGCGGCAGCACCCACGCCGACACCACCCGCCAACGTAGTGATGAGGGATGGGATGGATTCACCAATGGCTTCCCCGGCAAACTCGGCAGCGGATCCCAGATCGTTGACTTTCTGGTAGTCCATCCGGGTCAACAGATTGCGGGCCTCAAGGGCCTTCATCCGATCCCGGTATTCCTGCAGATTCTTCTGGGCGGCCTCGTCGTAACCAAAGGCACTCTGGACCATCGCGGGAATAATATCCGCGACAAGCCCTTTCGTGGATTCCACACCCGTGGCGAAGCCGCGCCGCAGGGAACCGGGGCCAGAGGGATTCTTACCCTTGACCCACTTCTCCCCATCCCACTCTGCGGTGATGGCGTCCGGAGTATCCTTGGATGCAATCCAGGACTTCGCTTCCGGATCCCATTCAATCTTGTCAGGGATCATGGAGGCGGCGGCAGAATAGACTTTCCGCCTTCCCCTTCACCCAAAGCCGCAGCAATTTCTCTACGCTTGTTTTTCAAATCCGCCAACGCCTTTGTCGTGTCTGGCGTGGGGATTCCCGACCCCAGCTTGGCAATTTGCAGGTCGATCTGCGTCAACGTCCGCCGCAAGGCAAGTTTTTCGGACGTGTCACTTTGCATCTCAGTGCGGGCAGTGCCCTGTAGGTAACTCAAATTGCGTTCCTTGCGGGCCTTGACGTTTTCAAGGATTTGACGCTCCCCGGCAGAAAGCTTGGGATCCTGCAGTTTCCTCTCAACTTCCTCCAACCCGTCCGCCTCCGAATTCATCAGATTCATGCGGGCTTCAGGTGTGGATGCCTTACGGATTATATCGGTACGCCGATCATCTTCTATCTTGCGAAGGAGGTCCATCTTCTGCAATGAAACACTCTGGCCGTGCTGCGCTGCCCTTTGGGCCATTTCGGCTTCGGCAATCGATGCCGTGAGATCCTGCTGACGTAGCTGCGCGGCGAGACCGGCGGTGCTGCGGGCCGCCTCGGCCTGACGGTATTTGTCAGTGCGGGCTGCCTCAGCTTCGGCCTTGCGGGAC